TGAAAGACATAAGGAGGTGTACACCTGTTGTGAGGTCGTAGTCCAAACTATCTTTGAGTTTCCCACTACTAACTTGTCTCCTTCTTTTCTTCTTACCATCATTATAGGTAATAGTACGAGTAGCACCAAGATTCAGCCGTGCTGCCTTGATTACTCGCTCGGCAAACTGCCGTAGCACCATCTCGGTATTTCTCGTTATTACGGACAAAGGGTAATAGTGTTTGCAATGTCTATAGACAAGGTTAGATTCCAACCTACCAGAAGGTTCTCAAACCTATCCTCAAATGGCTCACACGATGGTGTTCCATTGAGTTGGTATTTGTCTCTCATTAGTTCACCTCTTTTTAGATGGCTCACTAAATCGTTGGCAACCATCAGTTGCGTATTTAGAATGTCTTGTCTGTTGTCTACCCCATAGAATATGTCTGCTTCATCTCTTGGGTCTGCCTTACTCACATCTGCCACATCCATAAATAGAATGCTCATTGAGTAGGTAATACCAATGTCGTTGAAGGTCACATTATTTATCATAATATGTGACAAGGGGAAGATAGTCTGCTTGTTGAGGTCTACCTCAAAGATGTCACCTTCTGTAACGGTGTTCACCTGCTTATTAGCAATGAGGTGTTCTCTTATCTTGGTTGTTATATCATAGAAACTCATACTATGTTAACCACCTCTTTGCGTTAGTGTTTAAGCATCTTCTTCTCTACCTCTGCCTTCTCCTTGTCGTAGACAAGTTTGGTAAGACATTGCGATAAGGGGAGTTGTGTAATTACATCGTACCTACTTACATCTCCTCCTGCTAAATGGTCTACCGATCCATACCATCCCCACTTCTTACTGAAGTTAGCGGAGGCGGAGAGATTGAGTTCTTCTCGGTCTCCTCCTGTGAAGAGGTCTGGGTATCCCTCAATAATTTGTTGCTTAAACGATAAAAAAAAAGCGTAGCACCTAACGCTACATCCAATGGGAAGTCACTATATCCATCCGTGCCTGTATATGGCTCTACCTCGTAGTAGTCTCCTTTAGATATTGTGATGGGTCTGTACAAGACCCCAACAGTCTTATGTAGGTTGTCCATATCGGACAAGTAAGTATCCAAGTCTATGTACTCCCCAAAACTCATCTCCTCAAGGTTAGGAACAAATCCATATTCCTTGCCTCTAAAGGACAATCTCCTTGTGAGTGGATGGTTGCCACCTACGATAGATAATATGTGATTAGAGATGTCTAAAATGTCATCTGCTCTCATAGCATAGGCTACCTTCAATGGGATGTTAGCAAATATCTCTAATGCCTTGAGTGTTGTGAAGGTTTCATCTCCTTTTACTTTCAGGAACTTTTGGTACTGCTCAATAGTTAGTTCCCTTGCATTCTCTGGTAACTTAATCGTTACCTTCTTACCTAACTGCGTATCTGCCATAATTCGGTCTGCTTAACTTATTGTAGGTTGCATATCTCATTGCATCTATTGCGTGGTTAAACGCATCTATAGGCTTGTTGAGTAACTTACCATTCTTATCTTCTACCCATTTGTAGTTCCTCATCTCCTTTACAAGGTTGTGACCTACTGCGTGGAGTTTGTAACGCTTCAGCATATCAATACCTGCATTGATGCTATCAGCACCTTTCTTGGTTGGCTTTACATTCCAACCCATCCTGTAGAGTTCTTCTATACTTTTAGGCTCTGCACTATCGGCAAATATCTCCGCCCTGCGATCTATACCTAACGCTTTGAGTTTTTCCGAGATGTCCCTGTTCGTGAGGTTCGTTTCGTATAGAAGTTCCTTTGCATAAAGACTATGGTCAAGCACATATACCGCCACGAGAGAAGTGGGGTCATTCGTGAAACCAAAGTCCATACCATAGGAGAGGAATTTAGCCTGTTCGGGAACTTCCTCTTCCACAAATGTAAAAATCGTTGCCTTGCTTTGACCCCTCTCACCCAAGCCGTATATACGCCAATAATCCTCATCAGTACCCTTGAGTCTTTCAATCTCCGATACAATACTATTATCCAAAAAAGGATTGTCCAGATAAGTACTCTTGATGAAGGTAACATCATCTCTTGTGAGCAGCTTGTCATAAATCCAATGGAAGTCATCGGAAGGGTTGTAGTCAAGATATATCTTATCGGTTGTACGAACGAGCAACTGAAAGAAGTCTTCCCAAGTAAGTTCGTTCGCCTCGTTGCAGAACAGGTAGTTCCTTCTTGCTCCCCTTTTCTTTTGGGGTTGGTCAAGGGATACGAACTCAATGATGTTACCGTTGAGCCTGTAGATGTGTTCCGATTTGTTGTGGTACTTCTCATCGTATAGGTGCATATTAGTTAGTATCTCTATGAAGTCCCTCATTGCCGTCATCTTGAGGGAGGGTAGAGACTTACGCACAATAGTAAAGACCTTGCCCTTCTCGGACAAAGCCTTAACGATAAGTAGTTGTAAGAGTGAGTAGGTTTTACCTGAACGAGTTCCTCCTTGATTTACTACGATCTTGGTAGGGGCATTCCAATTCCTCTCAAATATCTCACTCGTTTGTATTGCTACGCTTGACAATCTCTATCTTGACTTCGTTAATCTCTTCATCAGTCTCTATCTTATTCTCAACCCTTGCAAGTTTAGGCGTAGTGTACTCCGCCATCTTATTGAGTATATCAAGAGCCTTCTCTGGGCTTTCATCTGCTACCTCCGTGAGCCACTTGGTCATATTCTCCAAGTTCTCCTCTACGAGCTTTGTGAAAGCATCTCTAATCTTGTTGGTGGTTTTATTAGCCGTACCCTTTTTTCTACCGCCTATCTTTTCGTGTCCTTCTTTAAATCCCATACTATTTCACACTACTTTAGTATGTTAACCTACTTTTCTCCCTTTCGTTTATTCCTTGATAAATGATACCCAATGCGTTTGCATACGCTTACCTGATTTATGTCCAAACAATGGTTTGTGTTCAGTAAGTTCTAATATATCCTTTATAGGGAATTGCACTTCATTCCATTTGAATATAAGAGTGCCGTTTGGTTTTAGAACTCGGAAGCATTCTTTAAATCCTTGTCTTATCATCTCTTTCCAATCTCCTGTGAGGTTACCGTATCTCTTGGTAATTTCTCCTAATTCATTTCTTTGAATGTGAGGTGGATCAAAGACCACAAGATAGAATGAGTTATCAGGTTGTTTGATGTCAGTAAAATCTCCTATAATGTCTGGAGATATTGTTATTGACTTATTACCGCTTGGGTAATTGTTTGAGTGTGTTTCGCATCTCTTGTCAAGATACAATGCTCGGTCATCGTGCTTGTCAAACCACATACCCCTTGCTCCACAACAAACATCAAGCACCTTCTTCATTACGCTTTTTCTTTGCCTCTTCTCTAAATAGTTTTTTAATGGCTTGGGTGTTGGCTCTACGAGCCTGTCTGTTCTCACGAGGTGGGGCTTCAGGTAGTTCTATGAAGTTCTTGAGGAATGCTTGTTCATCTCTTGATAGTTGTCCTCGCAGGTGTACCTGCACGAGGAGTTCAAAGAGGTGGTTTAAGTTGTTCCTGTTGATGAGTACATTGGCACTCTTTCCTTGTTCTTCCATTACAATTTAATTAGTCGTAGTCTCCTTTGGTACTTGCGGATCAAGAGTGCGGAGTTGGTTAGTTGGTTCTGGAGTTCATCAGTCCATCCGAATCTACTTGCGTGTATAGATAGGTTGATGTTGTCCATCATTAACATCTCCAGATACTTCTCTACTTCTCTTATGTGTCGCTTCTTACGAAGGTACGACTTAATCATTCTCAATACCATAGTGTTCTTTGTCTCGGTTACACAATGCAATGATGTTCATCGCCTCTTCATAATCTTTGTAGTAGGTGTCACCTACTTTCCAATATAGGATTGGTTTCATCTCTCTTTGGTGTTAAAGGTTATAGGCTTTTATCTCATCTTCAGTTAATGGTTTTACCCATTCTTTATCTGCATACAAAGGCATTGCTTTATATCCGTGTGGCTCTACTACAATCTCATCATTGTCGCAGTTTGCTTGTAGTGCATCGTTTTCTACTGATGCTACTATCCATACTAATGTTCCTTCTTTCATTTCTACTTTGTTTTAAAGGTTTCTAAAATAAGGCTGTAATACTTCAAGGTTAATCAAACCCATATCCAAAGCCTCGTGAGTTGAAAAATTCAACCTCAACATTTTATTGTCTTTTGTTTGACAATGCACGACAACACCCTCCTCGTGACTTGTTGTGATGTTAACCCTAACATCAGTTGCAATGTGGTGATGTCCTAATACAATCTCTTTTCTTCTCTTGAATAGTTTCATTTCTCTTT